ATACCTGGTCGTGAAATACCACCAGATTTTTTATTTGATTTATTGATTTGTTTTTGTTCTTCTTCGTAGAATTTTGAGGCCGATTGTATGTAAAATCGGCGCAGATAGACGGGCATGTTATATACCTCTGTGAAATTAAATCCTCCTTTCCCGTGGAAGCATAGGGAGAAGATTTCTGAGTGAATTGCAGGCTTATCTTCTGCCCGCAGGCCAAAAAAACTCAACGTCTAATGGGATGTCCATAGTCGTATCTTCACCAGTAGCTTCGCTGGTAAAGGTAAAAGACATATCAACATCAGGTGTGATTTTTATAAGATATTCTCTTCTTGCAAGAGAATCACGAGATAGTAATTCGTTGTCAACAAAATCATTTACTCGTTTTTGTGATGTATCTCCATCAATCGACACAATTGCCTTTTTCAATCGTGTAGTAATTTCTGAACCTATACCACTTTCTTTTGCGAATTTCTTGTATGATTTTAATTCAACATCAATTTCTTTTTCTTCTTTATGTGTTAATAGACGAAACATAAGTTTAACTTTTGATGCAGGTAAATCTAATTCAAATTCATTTTTACCACTCTTAAATAAATCCCAATCAACTTCTTTATCGCTAATTGATGTTAAATCAAAAGTTTCTTCTTGTTTCTCTCCACTTGATGGATCTGAAATTTGAATAGTATAATCTTTACCATATCCAAGAATTCTTGTTGCTATCATCACTGCATTTTTATCACCAAGTAAAAGGTCATCAAGTGATACCTTTTTACTTACAATAATAGATTCCAATAACTTATCCAAAACGATTCCTTTCTGAATAAGATTACGAGAAGTTAAAATATCTTCTTCTTTTGCTGTCATATACTTTAACTCTATTGTTCCACCTGATAATGGTGAACCTTTTGGATAAAGTTTTCCCTTTGAAGGCAAATTAACTACCTCTGTTGGAAACTGGCGTTTTTCTTCTGCCATGTTTTTTCTCCTTTGTATTTTTTTATTGAATAGTTTTTAGTAACCTATACAATATAACCAATTATAAAACTAACTGGGGACATTGAAATCCCCAGTTTAAAATATTACTTACTGCTGAATTATGCTTTTCCAACAGCGTCACGAACTCCGTACAAACCAAATGCTGCGAGTAATGTCCAAACAACTTCAGGTACTGCTTCTATAAGACCTGCTGCTTGTGCTACTCCAACGGCTCCAGCAACTACTGAAGTCCATATTGTCTTTGATTTCCACCAAGCTTTATCTGCTATGACTGCCATAATTAACTCCTTTTATTGTTAAAATATTATTAGAATTGTAATATTGCGTAATCGTATCTAAGTGTCAAAGTTACATCAATTGGGTCTGTAGTATTTGCCCAATCTAAATCACCAAATGTTGCGTTAGTAATCCAAGTACCTTTAAGTGTCCACTCTTCAACCTTATCACCTACTGGTCCTAATACATTAATTGTTACATCTTTTTTATAAAAATCTGAATATCCATCTCTACCTGTTACTGATTCGTGGGATAATCTCACCCATTCCATTACGGCTTGTGCACCACTTGGAACAACAGGGTCATATAAAGTAATTTCTAATTCTTCCCATGCACCTTTACCTTTAACATATCGTTTTACGTTAATGTGGTCAAGTTCAATAGTTTCAAAAGCAATTGTAGGTCTATTAGCTGTTTTAATAAGATAAGCTGGTATACCTTCAATATACATGATGTACCGATTTTTCGTTTTCGGTTCAAACGGTGTGAACATTATTTCAGAAGGATCTAATAAGTCTGGCATCTTTAATCTCCAATAATTTTAATTTCTCAACTATAAATATCAAAATTTTAAAAAATCATCATATTCATTTTTCATAGTTTTATAGAAGTTTTTCTTCTCTATCGTATATAAATATAGCGGGCAACAAAAAACCCCTCAAAAAAGAGGGGCTTTTGTTTAGTTAATCTATTGATTAAACTTACGCTGGGAAAGTTGCTCCCGTTGGAAGTACCACGAAGTCAAGTACGATAAACTCTGCGGTTCTCGTTGGTTGAATAAAAATTTGTCCAACCAATTGATTTCTATCAATCACATCAGGTGTGTTATTGGAATCATCCATAACTACCTTAAATGCTGATAAACCACTATTAGATTGTACTGATTCTAAGAACGGATTCACAATGTTCAAGAAACGATTTCTTGTTGCTGATGTGTTCTGTTCAAAGACTAAGTATCTACTTGACGAAGCGATAAACTTCTTCAGTCTAATTAACAATCTACGTACATTAACCCTATCGAGTGCTGATGGACGACCTTGTAAGGTCTTTTGTCCCCAAACTACCACACCCTGACCTGGGAATGAAGCGATTGGATTAACTCGTGCTTCATAGAGTTCATCTCTTTCGTCATGAGTCAATCTTGTTTGTGCTTCAAGTACAGTTGTTAAACCACCACGATTCAAACCTGCTGGTGCGAACCATTCATGTGCTACTTGGTCTGTAAATGCTATTACTCCAGGTAGTACAACTGAAGGTGGGACCCAAACTGGAAGTGCTGTGGCTCTATCAACAATCTTTACCCAAGGATAATAGGTTGCTGCGTAGTTTGTATCAAGTGCGGATATTGCTGCGGTTGCACTTGCAATTGAACCACCTTGAATACCACAATCAAATACATAGAATGCATCACCACGTTCTTCACACTTAGCTATTGCATGATTTGTAATCTTTGGATGTAAATCATGAATAATACCAGGTGTTATTAACATATTGATATCAAACTCATCTGGATTACTTACTGCGTTAATTGCTTTCTTGTAAGCTACTGCTCCGGTCGCGGTTGCACTTGAAATGTCAAACCCTTGTGTGTTTACATTTGTAATACTCGCTCCTGTCAATTTTGGATTTGCTGGGTTATCACCATCGAATCCACCTTGAAATGGAACAACAAACTTCCGTTGTTTCATATGTGATGTAGTTAGTTTAATAGACGAAGTAGCAGCTGCCCAATCAGTTCCTTCTGTTGTACCCAAGGTTGAGGCATCATCATGTCCTAACATATTTTCCAAACTCATACTTACATTTAGTCCAGATGTAAAATCATTAACAGGAACTAAATACTGTCCAGCATCTGCATTTTTGTAATCTACTCCATAAAGTACATTACTATCAAATTCATCTTGTGCATTTGATTGAGTTACTTTGAATATCCAATTTGGCATTAATGCATCTTCTAATGGGGCTTGAATTGCTGCATGTCCCATTGGAACTAAAGCTACTGGTATTGAACCATCTGAAATGGCGGAAAAATCAGAAACATAAATGTGTTTAGATCTATTATTCCAATCACCATTATAAGTTAATTTACCATTAGAGTCAATCGTTACATATCTATCACCAATCCTACGAGCGAAGAAATTCGTACTCTTAGGATTAAAATTAAGACTATCCCACTGTTCCAAAACGTTATCTCTTGTTAAGTTGTTATCATTTAATCCAGTTTGTCTTACTTGTAATGAAAACTGACCATAATCACTACCGGCAATATCACCTGCTTTCTTAACATTCAAAATAGCAATCTTAAATTTGTTATTTACATCACTACCATGTGAACGAGTATTAACTTTAAATAAGTTATATCGTGCATTATTAATCTCTTGTGATTAAACATATGGTGTTGATGCGTTTGAATAATTAGCGGATACAAATTTACCTGTGGTAGCATTATCTATTGAAATTGAACCACTATGATCTGCAGAAGTTCCTGTGTCCCATCCATATGAACTTTGTTGATACTTAAAGTTCTTATACAAATATACAGCCAAAGTTGCAGTTCCTGACTTTTGAACTTGTGGATCTGAACTAATTACTTGGTCAATATAATTTGCACTTGAAGTGTTAAATGATATTGAATAATCAGTTGAAGCTACATCAGTACCATTAACAGTTAGTGTTTGTGAAGTATATGCACTTTCGGTTGCTGCAAGTGTACAAGTACTTAAATCACCTGTACCATTTGTTCCTCCACGAGATGGTGCCAATACTGCTACAGTTCTTACAAATGATGCTGCTGAACTTGAAAGTTGAAGTGAGACAAAATCTGATGTATATCCACCAGTATTAAGAACACGAACAATCGTAACTGTTCCTGCACTACTTAAATATTGTTCTACGGCGTACGGTGTGTAAAATCTCGAATCCGTAGATCCAAACATTTCTTCAAACTCTGAAAAATTGCTAATTACCGTTGGAACAAATGCGGGACCTTTAACTGTTGGTCCAATTATACACGCTCCAATTGCTGCAATTCCTGCGGGAAGAAATGATAAATCACGTTCACGAGTAAATACACCCGGACTTACGATTCTTTCTGCCATTGTTTTTCTCCTATTATTATAATTAAATAACTAAATTAGTCAATATTAGACTATAAATATTTACTATAAATATCGCCTAACTTTCCCAAACGATATGTTTAGAGGAGATTATTTAAGTAGTTTCTGAAGTTTCTTCAGCTATTGATGCGGGAGTGAATACTCCTGTTGTTGGATCTAAATTTCCAGGACCATACTTTTCATTCAACTGTTTGACAATTTCTTGTTCTTTTGTCTGTAATCCAGCATAATCACTCTCAAACTGTACTTCAGTATCATTAAGAGCATCTAACTGTTGTTGAATCAAAAGTTTTTGGACTTTTAATTGACCAAATTGAGCTGATTTTTCTTGGTAGCCTTCTTGTAAGTCTCTAAGTGATGTTAATTCATCATCACTAAACTTAATTTCGGATGTTTTTTCTTCTACTTTTTTAGCTAAATTGGATTTTTCTGTAACGGCCATAACTTTCTCCTTATTATTATTGTTTATAACTATACTATAAATATCAAATGAATTCTCTTAATTCACTTTTTTCTTTAAATTTTCTACCTCTTGTTTTAATTCTTTAATAGATTCTATTAATAGCGGAACTAATCGTTTATAATCAACTCCTAAATACCCACTTTTTCTTTCAGATACAATTTCAGGTATAACTTTTTGAACTTCCTGTGCTATAACCCCGACATCATGACCTCTTTCTTGTGCCCAACCAGGAGATTTTTCATTCCAATCAAATTCTACACCCCTAATTTCACCTATTTTATCTAATGAACCTTTTATAACTTCTATATTATCTTTAAGTCTTATATCAGAAGAATTATATGCTATTACATCACCATCTGCTACTACATCACCACTTGAAGAAATTTGTCCCATAGTAAGATGAGAAGTTAATGAACCAGATATTTTTCCACTGAGTTCAAGTCCAGTACTTAATGTTGTTCCCACATACTGATATGCTGTTAAATAAAGATAATCACTATTAGTAGGATCTACTGCAGAATTCATAAATTGAATTATACCTGTTTTGTAATCGAGTATGTAATCATTTGTTGAAACTATATCATCTCCATCTAATGAACCAGTCTGTAAACTATGACTTACTGCAGATGATTTATATAATACTGCTAAATATCCTGGTGTAGCATCTTCTGCTGTAGAAGTTGCTAATGAAGCATCTGAATATTTTGGTGATACAAAATCTGTTACTTGATTGGTGTTAATTAACTGAGCACCTACTCCACTATCACTTCCCGTTGGATTTAAGAAAAACCAAGTTTCATTATTAAGATTTGACTTTGTTAATTTTTGTCTATACCAATATTTTGTTATATTCTCACCCAATACAGTATAGTTTTTCCCAATATCTGCACTTGAACTATGGGGCAATCCACTTGATGGAATTTTTGCTGCTTGGGTATAAACTTCTTCAGATCTTAAATCAAGCACATTAGTAAATGACTCTTGAGCAGTCGTAAGAGTATCGTGAGTATATCTTCTCGACGCGAGTAATCTACTTGATTTTGAACCTGAATCTATCTTTGCCATTTCTTATCCTTAACTAAAAGTCAATGTTATGTCATCTAATGGTGTTGGATCACCTTTATATCTAACTATTACATAAAGTTCATTATCGTTACTATCTAAATACATTCCATCTGCATTTCTTATTGGAATTG